TTTAAGATTTTTAATTTGTCTTAAATCTATAGCGTCTTCTAAATCAATACCACCTGATTGTAATGCTACTTGAATATTTTGTTCTAATTGTTGTCGTTCTTCTTCATCTGGTTCTAATTCTAAGAATATACCAAAGTCATGTAAGTTTAGATTACTTATTTCTGTTAAAGTGTTTACGTTATAATTAGATATACTATTAACTAAAGATTCTGCAGTTAAAGGAAATTGTAAAGCGTCTGCTATTTTTAAAGCTATATTTTCTGCTGTTCTAAGAGTTATATATAGACCAGCTTGTTTTATATGTCTAGTAGCTACATTTGAAGCATTAGCTGCCATTTTTTGTAAACCAACTAATGTTTGTTTATCTGGAGTGCTACCATCTCTAGCTTCATTAAGACCAGTCACATCACGTATCATTTGTAAGTAATACTGATAAGTGCTTATTAATGATTGTATCTTACCTTGCCCACTAGAGCTGTTTAATTCTTGTATAGGAATTTTCCCAGGATTCATATCACCATCTTGGGTGAGTGATCTACCGACGATAGAACCAGTTTGGAAATACATGTTTAATGCTTCTGCTGGATTATAATTTGTGCCATTACCTAAGTCAACTTCAGCTAAACCATCCATATCTAAATAAACACCATCTGGCACCATTTTAGACATCACTTGCTGTAGTTTTAAATGAGTAAGCTGTATCATATCAGCAAAACCAATACATTTACCTACAAGTGATTCTATTCTACCTTTGTAGATTCTAGGCGCGCAAATAGAATAATTCATTTCTACTTTAGTCGTATCAGCAAGAGGTCTTGACATGTTCTCTGCCATTTCCCACTTTAACATCGTATCAGTTCCTAAAACTTTAGCGCCAGTATATAAAACTTCTATAGATCTTGATACTCTTTCAAAATTATCATTTTCTGGTGGATCAAACGTATCTGGCTTTTCTAAAGCTTTCATTAATCCTTGATCAGTTTGTTTTATTTTAAATACTTGATTTTGATAAGTCTTATAATCAAAATACATAACTTGTACGGTGTTCTCGTCGTAATTACCCCAACCAGTTAAGTATTGTTTATTACCAGGCATTTTCTGTATACGCTCTAATTCTTCATTACTAATATCTGGAAACTCTTTTTTGAGTTCTGGTATTGTTATAGATTTAACCTCACCTACGTAATATATATCTTCAAAATTTGGATCTTCTGTGTAAGAATAAACCATATAAGCAGGATCGACATAATCAACTGTAATTCCTTCAGCAGTATTAAAGTTAGTTTTAGCAGCTGCAATACCACATACAGTTAAATCCATATTTAACCTACGTCTTATAAGATCATATTTGTTTTGTGCAAATACAGCTGATATAGCTTCTTCTTCTGCTATTTCTATACTTTGTTTATATGACAGTTGCATGTGTAATTCTAACTCTTCTGGAGATTCTGGTAAATTAGCTGGATCAAGACTTTGATATAAATCTAAACCTAAACTGTCTTTTAATCCTTCTAAAAAATCTCTAGCTATCATATCTTCTTGTATTTTAGAAGCATATTTAGTTCTAGCTTTTACTGACTCAGGGTCTTGAGCATAAGCTTTTATATCATAACTTTTTTGTGATATACCATTTACAACTATATCAACAAATTTAGATAATATAGGAACTGGTTGCCAGTCTAAATTAAGATAAGACAAATCACCATTAATAGATAACTCGTCTTTGTATTTTTGTACACTTTGTTCTCCACGAGCGTATAATCTTAATTGATGAAATTGATTCCAATTAGTTAAATATCTATTACCTGCAGTTCTTCCAGAACGAAACCACTCATATTCAATAGCCATAGCCACTTGACTTCCGTATTCAACACTTGCTTTTTCAGCATCACTCACTACTTGACTAGGAAAAGCACTATTGGTATTAGTATATATATTCATTAATTTATAATTTTTGATAAAGTTCCTTTGTTATTGTATCTTTTTATACCTAAATCAACCGGTTTTAATTTAGTCTTACTAACAGGTGTATATCTATGTTTATTACAAGCCATCAAAGCTAGACCAGAACTAATAGACGCATCATGTGTTGTTCTGTTGTTTATATTAAACCTAGACCAGTCTTCTAGAGTTCGTTGAAAATACATATCACCATACCCTGTTTCTTTTAAACCTACGTATGTTTCTATATATGTTTCTATAGCTGAAGCGTGAGCTTGTTTTATATCTTCACTAGAGTTAGGTATTCCACCAATCTCTCTTTCTGTTACAGATAATTTATTTCTTTTTTTATCAGGTCTATTCATTGCAAAACCTCTATAACCTCTACGTTTAAAGTAGTACAATAATCTAGGTTTATTATTTTCTGCTAGTATTGGCATACCATAAAATACACAAGCCATAAGTACATCTTCAAAAAATATTTCAGCGGTTTGTGGACGAGCGATATATTCTAGGAAAAAATGATTTGGAGGTACTTCCTCCATACTAAATTTAGTTAAGCCATGTAAAGATCCGTTGGAACCTCGTTTATCCACCGTACCTGATATGTCATACGGATCACATCCAAAAGCACCACAATGCTCATTACCTGGATAACTAACACCATTTTTTAAATATCTTTTATTTTGTAATTGCAATGGTGGAACCCATGTTATATAGAATCTACCTTGTTTGCTTGGCGCAAATATTACTCTAGTATCTTTTTCACTATTTTCCCATTGAAAGTTTCCTTGCGTAACTGAGAGTGAATTTTTTAAATCTTCATTAAAATCTATCTGTTGATAGATCTTAGTTAGATTAAATAAAGATTGTTTTGATTCGTCTCTAAAAGCGTGTTTAGTTGTACGAGGAAACTGTCTGTAAAATTCATTTAAACCATCTTGATCGTCTTTAAGACCTTCTACCTCATTCTGCCAATATTCAATGACTCCAATTTTGATTGGTATTCCATGAGGTCCAAACACTTTTTCTGATGGAGTTTCGAAGACAGGGTAGCCATAAGAATCAATGTATCCTTCGTAATTCCATTCCATAGGAATGAACAAAGAATAGAGTCCTGAGCGTGTCTGTCCATTTGCGTTTCTTTTTGTAACATCTGAGTCATCATATAATTTTTTAAAATTTCTACCACCTTTGTCTAAAGAGTTTGATGTTGATCCCATCATACACTTGCCAATAACTCTAGAACCTAACCTTAATGTTGTTTTAGTAACACGCCAATTATTTTGTATATCATTAGGTCTTTCCCATTTACCACTTTCATCGTGTACTAATAACCTTAGTTTTTCACCATCATAAGCATTGTCCCCAGTGTTTTTCCAATCAATAGTTGTATCAAGCCCTGCAAGGTCTTCTGGCTTATCTGTAGATACTATAGATCTTCTTGTAAATTTAGAAGCTGGTACTCTATAAGCTAATTCTGTTTTAGGCCTATCCATACCATCTTGTATTGGTTTAAAGAAAAAAGGATAATTAACTGATATTGGTACTACTTTATCTGTAAACATTTTTTTAGCATCAGCACCTGACTTTGATAGTATACCAAAACGCGCGTCAGTAGATATTGTAGCCATATTAACAGTTTCGCCTGAGGCCATAAATGAAAATCCAGAACGTCTGTTTTTTAAATAACACATACCATAACTTCTATCATCAGCTCTGCACGCTTCCCAGAATATAAAAAATAATCTATTTGATTCGCGAAAATCTGGTTGGCCAACATCAATTTTTGACCATTGTAGATACATGTAATGAGTGCCAGTTATAAATATAGGTTTATCTTTGTTTATATACCAAAAACCTTCTTCACGTCTTTTAAACTCTAAATCAATATAGTCATACCATTTTTCTTTAAAATCATCTGGATATTCTCTCCAGTCAAAGACTGTTTTTATTTTACTTAATACTTTAGGATAATTAAATCTAGTCCATTTGTTTTCTTTAAATACATATGCATTGTCTTCTAAAGGTAAAGCTATTTTAAGATTTTGTATTTCGTAAATATCACCAATTTGCCCAGTCTTAGATATAACAACTATGTCATAGTCTTCGTTATATCCATATTCCCATTTTTTATACCTATTCATTCGTTTAAGAACTTTAGGTTTTATATGGTCTTTTATTATTTTATATAAAGTTTGCTTATACATTACTTAGATCTTCCTTCAGCAAAACCACGAAACGTAGTTTCTTTTTTAACTTCTTTAGGTTTTTCGTCTAACATGTTTTGTTCTTCTATAATACGATTATGTATTTCAAAAGCATCAAATATAGCTAGCTTTTTTGTAGCAGCAGCATTTTTAAGTCTGTCAGCTGATATATCATCACTCGAATCTATAATAGCTTCTTTAGCGACTTTAATAAGCTCCTCAACTGCTCTGTGCCCAGCTTGGATTATATTCTTCTTCGTTTCCTTGGTGTTCATATTTTATAACAATATCATTTGATTTCATACAATATAATCGTTCATTTTCAACTAAAAATTCCCATTCACCGTTAGG